GTTTGTAGCTTCTATATCTTCGCGGCTTGCGACCGGCAACTCCTCCTTTGTTCTCGGGCGGTTCATGCGCTTGGTATAAAAGTCAAGCTCCGTCTGCTTGTCGTAGCGCATTTCCACAAACTCAGTCTTCATTTCATGCTGCAACGTCGGGAAATACCTTAAAGACGGATTTGCTTTTTCCCAAAGCTCGGGATTCAGACACTCGTCGTCGCTGTCCATTTGATACAGCAGCGGGCAAAGCCCTATCTCTGTAACAATGCCATTTAAAACATCGTTCGCCAGACGCAGGTCGTCATCAAGCACGCCCTCACGCACATAACCGTTTGTTGTGATTTTAAATATGCGGCTGTGTTTACGTTTGCCGAAGCCCGAACGAAAAACGCCTATTTTTGCGGCATTCTCATACTCATGCACTTCGTCAAACACCAAACACGCGGAGCGCTTTCCGTCTTTTTTCTTCGCGGTTGACGTATTGTATTTTATATAGCTGTTTGTGCGTAAGTTTTTGATTTCTTCTTGATTCCACTTGAAAAATTTGCTCGATTTCTCTTTCGTTTTCTCAAGAACTTCATAAATATCTTCAAACGACGTTTTTGCTTGTTCCTCGCTGTTTGCAATAATATCGACGTTATATCCCTTTACGCCATGATAATGCGTTGTAAGATACCAAACCAACCCCGATATAAAGCCGTTTTTGCCGTTTCCACGCCCGACCATTATAAAAAACTGGTTAAAAACAACCGTGTCGGACGACTTATAATAGCAATGCACAAGCGCCAAAATGTGCATTTCCCACGGCAGCAACGTATAACCGAAATACCGCTCGATAAGCTCTTTGGCTTTCTCGATTCGGTCGTTGTCTATAAAAACATCGGGGTTGTTTAGCTTGCGCTCGATGTAATCAACCGCGAGTTTTAATGCGTTTGACGCTTTAACGCGCCCTGTCCGTATGTCTTCGTGATAATTGTCTATGTACGGGCAACCGGTTTTACATTTCATCGTCATCATCATCCGGCGCGTTGTGCGGCTCCTCGACCGGCTTCAAATTCAGCGCTTCAAGGATTTTAAGCATCTGCGCGTTGACTTTTAGCAAATCAAGCACCGAGTCGTTTGTTTTTATATTGACCGACGACGCGGTATGCACCTCGACTTTTGCGCCACGCGTCGCAACATCCTCCTGCAACTTGTCTTTGATGCGCCACAAACGCATATAGTCGTCGACAAGGTCTATATAGTGCTTGTCCGTCGTGCCGTTTCGTTTGAGCTGCGCGATCAGCGACTTGCGTACTGCGAGCTCGCTTATTTTAGCCATTATCTCACCTCCCAAAAAAAAATCATACGCGCGCATGCGAGGCGCGCGATTTTGTCAAGTACCCAGCCGAGTAGGAGACATCGGTTTAATTTTTGATTTTTTTCGACCGGGGGTATCGTTTCATTACCACCACTCGTCGGTTAACGGCGGTTTCGGTTCGGTCTTTCTCATTCTCTCCGGATGCCCGACCGTCTCGTGGCAATGATTACAACATGCCACAAGATTGCGCTTGATTGTACCGTCCGGCAATGTCACAAACTCGTCGAGCTCATACTGTGGATACTTGTCACGGTGAAACTCATGGTGTACATGTGTTGCCGGAGTGTACCACCCACGCGCCTTGCAGTATTGGCACTCATAGTTTTGTTTGCTCAATACCTCTGCGCGTTTGTGTCGCCACGCCGTCGACCAATAAAAAGGGTCTGTTTTTTGCCGCAATTGTCAATCACTCCTTCACTGGTAAGCCAATCATGATATTTTCCCATGAAGGTTCACCTTCCTTTCTCAAACTAAAAAATGTTACAGATGCGGAATCAACCATAACATCTGTAACATTTTCCAGTTTACAGTTTACCATAAGTATATAATGACATACAATGACAAAGTGTATCATGATTTGGGAACAATTACATTTTTCAAGGCTCGTGCATGTATCCTATACACTTGCCTAATCGAATAGTTTGTTCTTTCAGCAACTTGTTCCCATGTAAGAAATTCTATGTATCTGCATCTTAAAATAAGTCTTTCATTTGGATTCTTAACTGCTTCAATAACATCGTGTATTTCTTTTTTCAAGTCAATAAAACTGTTAATTTCATCCTTGATTTGCTTTTCAAGGTCAACAATTTTTGCAATGATATTTGAAATTTTATCCCCTGGAAGCTTACCCCCCTGAACTTTTTCTTTTGAAAAATCAATGCTTGGAACACTGGTTAATATAAGTCTTAATTGTTCAAGTTCCTTGATATGACTATTTATCAATTCATTCAAATAGCGCGCCTGCATTAAATATTGTTTTGCTGTCATAAAATCACCCTTTCTTATCCTGGTTCAACATGGTTCAAGATAAGTTCAAGATGATTTTTACATCTTGAACCCCTACAAAGTAAGCTTTATCAATGGTTTTCAAGGTTTCAGGTTCAAGATGTTCAAGATGTATGCTTATATACTTTTATTATTTATATATATTATTTTATTTGTTTTAAGTATTTAATTAAAAAATGTAATATATAAAGAATATTAATTTTATCTTGAACATCTTGAACCGATACCCCTTAAACCCTTGTTGTTACTATGTTTGATGCGGTTCAAGATGTCTTGTTTACATCTTGAACCCATCTTGAACTTTTGCTACATCTTGAACCGTTAATGACTTTTAGAAACATTTTTTCTTGAAATAACATAATAACCACCTTTCTTTCAATTTCTTGAAATTTAATATTCAAGTTCCTGAACTTCCAGGGTAAAATAATTCTTGCTAACTTAGATTTTCCACCCACCCATTTTGTTTAAGTTTTTTGACTTCCTCCATACTCAACCTCACGCTATTCAACCCCCTAATATCTTGTCAATTTCGGCAATTAGCCGTTCAACTACTGCCGGGTCAATGCTTGTATAGTTATATAGTGCCACCATAGCTCTTATCAAAACTTCTCTCAACTGTTGATTCTCATTCTGAAAGGCTTCAATCGTATCAAATAAGTCAAGCACTTGTTCAACGTTTGCTGTTGCACCCCGTAATCCTTGTTCATATAGTTTTTTAATACCATCATGCTGTTTCCTCACTTCATCCATGTTCAACCTCACGTTATTCAACCTCCTTTTCTTCTACTGGTTTCAAGGGACAGTCATCCCTTCTGCCTTCGCTTGGTGTGTATACAGGCATATGATTATTCCAGCTCGATAAAATGTCGCATATGTCAGTTATTTTATAAAACGGACATTCTCTACAACTCTGCGGCATCTCTAACTCCAATATTGCTTTAACCATCGTGTTCGACCTCACTTTCTTCAAATCTTAAATACAAACCACCATCAAAGTTAAATACCCAAAATATTACTTTGTTTTATCTGAATTCCTTTCTTGTTTTCTTATCCCTGATTTCAATTCTGCTGATAAGTTCAAACCCAGCCCAATCAATAATAAACTTTAAAACACTTATCAGGTTGTGAACCCTTTTATCCAGTTCCTTTTCTTCTTTGATGACATTACCAATTGCTTCATAAGCTGTTGGGTCAGCACATCCACTTTGATTATACTTTGGATTTCTCTTGTCACCCATCAAACTACACCCCCAATATCATCAAATACAACTGGAATTTTTGCCTTCAATTCTTTCAGAAGCAAACCGGCAACTTCCTGCATTTGTGGATGTGCTGCTGGTGATGTTCTCAACTTCAAGAAATGTCGCCACTCTCTAATATTGGCAGTCATCACAAGTTCAGTTTTCAAACTATTTGGCAGAACTGCCCTTGCTTCTTCTGGTGTGCATCCCCAATCTAACATTTTGAAATACATTTGTTCAGCAACTAAACAAGCCCTTTCCCAAAGTTTATATCCTTTTGTGCCTGGTACTAAAAAGCAAGGTTCAATTACTGTTATTTCACTGCCAAAATCATCTTTGCTGTAATTACAAAAGCGCGTGCTCTCCTGACTATAACTCGCCAGCCTATGCCTTACAATCTCGTGGCTCACTCCGCGGTCGCAAACAAACTTGACCGTCACCGATATGTGTTCCAGCACCGATTCGTGCCCGCGCTTGATAAGGTTCTCGACAAACCGCTTTGCGCTGTCCTCGGTGATCCTGTTCTCACTCTTGTAACACACGCGTCCGTATTCTTCTATGCGCTTGAGGATTCCCTCTCCGTCAACCGAAGATACAATCCGTGCAGAGGGCTTGATTATTTTCATCGCTCCGCTCCTTTCCGGCAAGTATTTCGTGGTCTTTTGCGAAGGGTACGAGACATCTGGCTTCGATGTATAACTTATGTTCTTTGATTCTGGCATTAATTACGTCATCGTCCACGCAAAAGATGTCACAAAATGCCTCGAACTGATCCGCGTTGATAACCAGCCACAGCCGACCGTTCTCGTTTTCTAGTTCGGCGTGGTGTTGGCGGACGAAGTCCCATAGTTGTTCTAGGTAATAGCGTTTGAGCCTGGCTTTTTCTTCGTCGGGAAGCATTATGCTAACTATCATTCCCCAACCTCCATTCTTGCCCCGCAATGGCAATACGGGTAACTTTTTGCGGGATTAATCAACCCGCTTGTTATCCCCCGGCCACACTCGGAGCACTTATATCTCGCGGTGGTACCGTAACGCCTTACCAGTACCCACCGCCCAGTCGATAAATCCTCTTTGGACAGCGCATTAATCAAGTCCAGCACTTCGTCTTGCGCATCTGCCCGGCCCTTCTCGTATAGACTTGTCTCGCAGTTGATCATGGGTACATAGCGGTCAAGTATTGCTTGCTTTAACTTATCTGCGTCTATGTATTTCATGTCTTTCACCCAAATCTACTTTTTGTAACTGCTATGCAGTAAGCCTCAACCTTCGTAAGTGTTTCACACTTCATCACCCCAACAATCCCAGCCGTCAACGTGCTGTCGGGCAAATAGTTCTATGCGCGGCAAGTCTCCAAACAGCGCTACAATCCTTTCCCTTGTTTCGTCGGGCTTCTTGCTATGTTCCTCAATTCGACTCAAAATCACGCTATGTATATCCCGTCTTAGGCGAGGAAGCGGTTTTCCTTTCGTGGCAAGCAGACACAACTCCGCATTTGCCCTTGTGTAGTACCCCATTCCCCAAAACAGACTGTCCGCGTTCTTGTTTTGCTTTATCCATGTGAAGCCAATCGTCTTATATGTAAAGCCCCATTTTTCGATTAGCTCCATTCCTTCCATTAGACAAGGCGCAGTAACCCACAAGAACAAGACTGCGTTCTTGTCGGATATTTGAGATATAACATTTGCCATGCCCTGGAGTTCTTCTTTACTCATTGTTTTATAGTGATTTTCAGCACTTCGCCCCATGCCCTTTTTGCTCCACACTTTATAACGCCACGGCGGGTCAGCATAAATGATGTTGTACTTCTTGTCTGTGTTGTAAATGTCTACTTTCATTCGCTCACCTCCTTTTCGGCAAGGGCTTTCCGTATACGCTCGTTTGCTATGTCGCAGTAGCGCTTGTCAATCTCAAAGCCTATAAAGTTGCGGTTGTTGAGCAATGCCATTTTTGCCGTTGTTCCACTACCCATAAATGGGTCAAGCACTACATCTCCTTCGTTACTCCAACTTAATATATGGTCTTGTGCTAATTGTTCAGGGAATATTGCGGGGTGTTTATAAGCGATTTTATCGGTTGCCGCTTGCCCTCCGCCTACTTTATAAAACCAAATATTATATTTTGGTCTAGTCGGTTTTACTGGTTTTCCGTAACCTGTTGATTTTCTAAAACTACCATCTGTATTCCGTTGTTTTAAATGGTGTTTTTGCCCTTTTGTCGCTGTTTCTTCAAGTATAGGGTTAAATGTTTTTGGTTTCCCTTTACTAAAAACAAACATATATTCAAAACAAGGATAGTATCTATTGGCATTAACAGGCATTGGGTTATTTTTTGCATAAATCATAGTGTCGTGCAAATTAAAACCAATCTCTTTAAAATACAATGCCTGTTTGAATGATGTTCCCGTTTCGGACCCGTTAATTGTGGCATCACCTACTATCCAAACCACGACACCACCTGGTTTTGTTATTCTAAACAGTTCTTTAGCAACTTCCTGGAATTTTTCAAAATTCCAAGTCACTTCATTATTATAATTTCTTAAATTATCATATGGCGGGGATGTTACTGTTAAATCTATAAAATCATCAGGAATTTCTTTCATCAGTTCTACACAATCCCCCAATGCAATATAATTATAATCCCTATTCATTACTAATCACTCCTTTTCTGAAACACTCTATACTTTTTTCCATCAATTTTTTTATCAACAATATCATAATTAAACCTTCTTGTAACTTGTCTTGAAAATTCAATTCTACTCAATGGCTGCAAGTTGTTTTCACTACAATAAACCTGGTATCTTTTATAAACATCCCTGGTTGGTTCATTGTCAACTTCTTCTTCACTAATTTCTTTAAAGAAGCCAATAATTGGGTTATTGGATTCTTCATATTCTTCAAGTTCCCGTTCAACTCTTGTTGAATCGGTGAATTTTTGATTTAATAAAACCCTTTTCAGTCCTTGAATTCCAAGTAATATCATATATTCCATACACTCTTGTTCCCGCAGTTCATATTTTATGTATGGTCTATAATCCGGGTCATCTGCACTGAACTTCGCATCAAATGGAATAATGGTTAATCTTCTTTGCACTGCACCAGTTTTATCTTTAATTCTTGGAATGTTATTGGCACTGAAAAGAAGTTTTGCATAGTTGTTGAATTCAAAGGGGTCTTGACCTTTTCTTTCAACATTAATTCTGTCACCAGTAACCAGCTTTTTGAATATTGAAGCATTGGCAATGAATTCATCACCTATATCATCACCTATATTGGCAAGCTTCCCAAATAGTTCAGCAGTCTTAAATCTGTCACCTAATTCACTCAAGTCAAGGGAAGCAATATTTTCATCCCCTAGCATTGTTTTTACCATATCCAAGAATGTTGATTTTCCATTAGCCCTGTCACCAATCAAGATAAAAGCTTTACCTAATTCATTTCTTCTATAAAGGCAATAACCGATTACTTCTTCTAGCAGCATCCTTATTTGCTTATCATGACAGGCAATTTTATTTAAAGTGTCATCTACCAGTTTTGAATAAGCCGCCGGATTGTAATCCCAGTTGATTTTATTGGTGATAATAATTTCAGGGGAAAATGACATAAATTCATCAGTCATAATGTTATAAATCCCATTTTTAAAGGCAATCAAATTTGCATCTGATGTTGGGGTGTTATCTCTTATTAACAGGTTTAAGTAAGCCATTACTTCATTTCTTTTTGCTCTATTCAAGTTACTTATATGCCTTATCATTTCAGCTTCAATTTCTTGTTGCCCATCTACATACACACCGTCTTTATAAATATGAAGCTGGTTATTTATTTTGATAATGTGATGATTGTTTTTTATATAAGTTGCAAATTTATCAAATAGGAAAGTTGTTCCCTTAAAGAAAATTGGTTTCTTAAAAGCATCATCCCGCAATATTACTTCAAGTTCAGAATCCTTCAATGGTTCTTTTAAAACATATTTGTTTATTAACCCGATTGTTTCCCTTGCTTCTTCAACTGTAAAATCCGCAGATTGTAAAGTTAGAATATAGTTGAATAAACTTTGATTTCTACCATCACCAGCTTCCATATTGAGAAAATCCATATTTGAATTCACTGGAAATAACCACTTTGGAAGCGGTTGATATTCTTCACCCGGTTCAATATCCCATTCAATAAACCTTTCTTCATTGTTGAATTTCAGAACTGAATATGAATTTTTGCTTCCAACTTTAATATCAGCAGTCAATCCAATAGCAAGCTTTTTCTTGGTTCCGTTTTTATCAATGCCATTATTTTTGAAAAGAAAATGCTTGCCCCTGGTTGTTTGGTAAACTCTGCAATTTAATTGTTTTTCTTCAATTATGTCCATAAGAATTTCAGCTTCTTTGCTGTCATCAATATCAATTAGAATAACATCATCAGCCAAAACTCCAGCAAATTCAGGAAGTGCTTGAACCTGTTCATAGGTTTTTAAGTCAGTTCTATCCTTGAACTTTTCTATGCACTTTTTGTTTCTTGTTTCCACATACCCTTTGAACAATTCCAAATTCAAACACCCCCCTTTAACTTCAATATAGGTGACATCATAATTTCATCCCGAAATCTTCTAATCTTTTTATTGCTATATCAATATACCAGCCTTTATCAAGCTTTTCCGGTATTTTGTAATTGTTTATATCACCATTGATAATGAAACAGTTTTCAGGGGTATTGGCAAACTTTTCAGGGTTTTTGCCAGGGCTTTTAACCTTGTATATTCCACCATCTAAAGGTGATTTTGAAGCAAACACCCTGAAGCATTTTTCATTCTGAATTTCACCGCCTGAAAAAACTTTGATGGTCTTTAACTTACCAGTTGA